ATCGACGCCCATAAGGGAGCCAGAGGCTTTTTGTGGACGCCGCCGCTTGGCGAGCTGGGGCTGTACAAGTGTGATGGATATCAGCTCACACCCCACGGCGCGGAAAACTACACGCTGACCGCTACCTTCGAACAAAACTTCCAACCCTAAAGGTCGTATATGGCACTGATTACGGACATCCAAAAACTGGAGCCCGGCGGCGAGATTCGCCTGTTCGAAATCGACGGGACTGAATACGGCGCCGATTATCTGCGCTTTCACGGTCACGCCATACCGCACACGCCGGATGAGCTTCTGGCTTATGAAGGTTCGGAAGAGGAACTCCCAGCCAAGTCGATCTGGTGGCAGGGTGCCGAGTACGCCGCCTGGCCTGTACAGGTTGAAGGTATCGGCTCAAACAGCGATGGATCTGCTACCAGGCCGACGTTCGCCGCCGGCAACATCAATGGACGTGTCACAGCGCTGTGCCTGGCATTCGAGGACATGCTCAAGTTCAAACTGACCGTTCGCGAGACGCTGGCCCAGTACCTGGATGCGGTGAACTTTCCAGAAGGTAACCCAACGGCCGACCCTACCCAGGAGGCGCTGGAGATCTGGTACATCGACCAGAAAACGAGCGAAGACGGCGAGGCGGTGGTCTGGGAGCTTTCTTCCCCGGGCGAGATCGACAACCACGGATTGCCTGGGCGCCAGATGACTACTTTCTGCCACTGGGCCATGACCAACGGTTACCGCGGTCCGGACTGCGGCTATACCGGCGCAGCCATGTTTGACGACGAGGACAACCCAACGACCGATCCCGCCCGGGACCAATGCAAGGGCTGCCTATCGTCCTGCAAGCTGCGCTTCGGCGAGAACAACGAAAACTCATTCGGTGGATTTCCCGCTGTGTCACTCATTGCCCGGAGCTGAAGAATGCGCAAACACATCATCGCAGCCATCCAGGCGCACGCTGCCGCCGAGTACCCGAAAGAGTGCTGCGGTCTGTTGCTTGCCATGGGCCGCGCCCAGAAGTATTTCCCCTGCCGGAACATCGCCATGGAGCCGAACGAAGAGTTTAGGCTTGATCCAGAGGACTACGCCGCAGCGGAGGACCTGGGCGAGGTGATCGGCATCGTCCACTCCCACCCGGACGCCACCAGCCGGCCTTCACCGCACGACATGGCCATGTGCGAAACCACGGCACTGCCCTGGCACATACTGTCCTGGCCAGAGGGTGACCTGCGAACTATTACGCCTAACGGAAGCACGCCGCTACTCAAGCGACCGTTTGTTCATGGTGTGTGGGACTGTTGGGCTGTATGCGAAGAGTGGTATCAGCGCGAGTGGGGCCTCAAGTTCGAGAGCTTCAAGCGGGCTGATGGATGGTGGGAGAGTGCAGACAGCACCAGCCTTTATGAGGCGAATTACGCTGCCGCCGGCTTCGAGCAAGTCGACACACCGCAGCGCGGTGACATGATCGTTATGCAGGTTGGCCGGACGGTGCACCCGAACCACGCTGGCATATACCTGGGCACCGATCCGGCGCTACCTGGTGAAGACTCAGGTACGTTCGGCCCTGGCCCGTTCCTGCTGCACCACCTATACGGCAGGCCATCCGAGATCATCGTCTACGGGGGGCCATACCTCGACAGAACACGCTTGATCCTGAGGCACAAAACAGCATTCAACCCTGAATGATAATCCGAATAGATCCTTGCAAAAGGTTGCGAATACTTGTTTACGGTTGTAAATGGTTGGGCAATCGTTATAATTAGTTGACACCAGCTACAAAGCCGAATAGGCAGCTGAAACGCTATCGACCCAAGTAGGGCGAATCAAATGACGAATACTGAAATCCGGTTGGATGGAAAGAAATCTACGCTTAGCGCCTACGAGCGCAAGATGGCCCGTCAGCGCCCTGCTTTTCTCAATCAAGCCACGCTTGATTACATTGCTCAGGATAGTGCCGCCTATCTGATTGAATTGGGTAAGAAGTCCGGCGCTAAATGACAGCAGTCATCCTGAGCAGGAAGCTCACTCTTCTGATGCCGCGACAGGAAGCGGTTTCTCTCGTTTCCGAATTTAAGCTGTGGCGCGAGGGTGGGATTGGTCCTGGCGATACTTTCGGGAAGGATAGCGCATTTGCGAAGCCGAAAAGCGTCGTCGACATGGGCCTTAGAAAGGTACACCTCGAAGAACCTAGTGTGTCGGACGCCTGGACGCGTCGGTTGAGAACTGGTGAGGAAGACCCGCAGCGATTTACCTCCGACAAACTACTTGTTTACGGTCGGCTCGGGGATGCTCAGTACAACCCCTACCTGCTGCTAACCATCTTAGAGCCTGGGCACGCGCATATGGAACAGCCAGATCTTGTCCGAGGGTTAGGTGTCTTTTTCGAAACCGAGAGGCAGGACATCGGGAAATATTTCCCTTCGTCCGAGTGGCTTTCGGCAGGATTTCCTTAAATCCCTTCATATGCATCAGAGCGCCCAGCCATCCCGCTGGGTTTTTCATTTCTGATATCTTGTGGCCATCTTCCACAGGAGTGAATCCATGAAATTGTTCGTAGGCGCGGTAGCGTTGGCGATGTTGGCGGGGTGTGTATCGCCAGGGGATCTTGAGTCGAAAGACCCGAGCATTGCTGCCAGTTCTACCAAAGACCCGAAAAAGTACGCGCTCTGCGTATTTCCTAAATGGCAGGACGCGCGCAGCGACGTGACGATGTCAGAGACTGAGTACGGCTATCGCCTTGTTGCTGCAAGCAACAACATGACCGATGAGCTGCTCAGTATCCGCAAGGTTTCAAGCGGCAGCTCGGTGAAGCTGTTTCAGAGGATGGCATGGGGTCCTGGCTGGGGCAGAAGTGACATGGAGAAGGCGGTCCGGAACTGCCTTTAGTAAATCAGCACAAGCCGCCTCCGGGCGGTTTTTTTATACCTGGAGTAAATATGGCCGCGCAGACAATTGAATATCAACCGCTCACCAACGTACTCCTTTACGGACGGTTACGACAGTTCGGCAGGTCCTTTCGGCTCTCTGTGCGCTCACCAGCAGAGGCGATCAAGGCTCTGTGTGTTCAGATCCCAGGGTTTGAACGATTTATTTCGAATGCAAAGTCTCAAGGGATGGAGTTCGCTGTTTTTCGAGGTAACAAGTCCCTGGGTGAGAATGAATTAGGTTTTTCAGGATCTGGAGACATTCGCATTGCGCCAATCGTTACCGGTAGCAAACGAGGCGGTCTTATCCAGACCATTATCGGCGCAGTCCTGATCGCTGTGTCGTTCATTCCAGGGTTCCAAGTTCTTGCTGCGCCAGGTATTGCGCTTGTGGCTGGCGGCGTAATCCAGATGCTTAGCCCTCAGGTCGGTGGCTTGAAGACCAGCGCGGCCCCAGAGAATACCCCTGGCTACGCCTTCGGTAGCGCCAAGAACACCACGGCATCGGGTAACCCGGTACCGCTTTGCTACGGCAAGCGCCGGGTGGGCGGGGCAATCATCAGCGCCGTTATCTACGCCGAAGACCAGATGTAGCCAATATTTGCAGCACCGCAGCCGCCCACGAGGCGGTTTTTTATTGCTTGGAGAAAAAGATGGGCGACGACAGCAAGATCGACATCCACGGCGCCAAGGGCGGCGAAGAGAAGCCTAAGACGCCAACGGAAGCCCCTGACAGTCTGCGCTCGGTTGCTATTGCCAAAATGCTCATCGCTGTGGGCGAGGGGGAGTTCGAAGGCACACCAACCGCCAGGGACATCTACCTCGACAACACTCCGCTGCAAGACCCCCAGGGCAACATGAACTTCCCGAACGTGAAGTGGGAGTGGCGCACCGGGGCAGTGGACCAGACCTATATCCAGGGGATCCCGTCGGTCGAGAACGAGACCACCATCAGCACCGAGCTGCGCAGCGGTACACCCTGGGTCAGGGCGATCAATAACACCCAGCTTTCCGCCGTGCGTGTGCGCTTCGCCTGGCCTGCGCTCCAGTCCGTGGATGCCGGGGGCAACATCAATGGGTACCGGATCGAATACAAGGTTGAGCTGGCCACGGATGGCGGCGCCTACCAGCAGGTGCTGAGCGAAGCTGTCGATGGCAAGACCACCAGTGTGTACGAGCGCACGCGCCGTATCGACTTACCCAAAGCCACGACCGGCTGGCTGATGCGCATCACCCGCATCACGCCCAACCAGAACAACAACAAAATCTCGGACACCATGCAGATCGCCGGATTTACCGAGGTGATCGACGCGAAGATTCGCTACCCGAATACCGCACTGCTCTACATTGAGTTCTCAGCCGAACAGTTCCGCAGCATCCCGGCGGTTACGGTCGAGACCAAGCTGAAGAAGATGCAGGTGCCGAGCAACTACGATCCTTTGTCGCGCTCGTACAGTGGTGTTTGGGACGGCACCTTCAAGCAGGCCTGGACCGACAACCCTGTCTGGATGACCTACGACGTTACCACCGCTGACCGATTTGGCCTTGGCCGGCGAATCAAGCCGTGGATGGTGGATAAGTGGGAGCTGTACCGGATCTCGCAATACTGCGACCAGTTGGTGCCAGACGGGAAGGGTGGCCAGGAGCCGCGCTTCATCTGCAGCCTCAATCTGCAAAGCAAAGCCGACGCCTGGTCACTGCTGCGTGACATCTCGGCGATCTACCGAGGCATGACCTACTGGGCCCAGGGCCAGGTCTTCACCCTGTCGGATATGCCGCGTGCCACTGACTTCGACTTCGCTTATACCCGGGCCAACGTCCTCGACGGCAAGTTCACCTACTCGAGCGCGTCTGAGCGCACCCGCTACACCCGTGCACTGGTCAGCTACGACAACCCGCTGAACAACTACGACACCGACGTCACCGCCGTGACCGATCAGAAGCTGCAGCGGCGCTACGGCGACAACCCGCTGGAGATCAGCGCTATAGGCTGCACCCGCGAATCCGAGGCCCAGCGCCGCGGTAAGTGGGCGCTGCTGACCAACTCCAAGGATCGGGCCGTAACCTTCAAGGTTGGTTTGGATGGCCGTATCCCGCTGCCTGGCTACGTGATCCCGATTGCTGACGAGCTGCTGGCCGGCCGTGCCATTGGCGGGCGTATCTCAGCGGTAAACGGCAAGGTCATCAAGCTGGACCGCGACACCCAGGCCAAGCCCGGCGACCGACTGATCCTCAACCTGCCTGACGGCAAGTGCGAGGGGCGTACCGTGGAAGTTGGTCAGTGGTCGGCAGGTCACGGTCACCGTGGCTATTCAGTTACGCCTGAGCGGAATCACGACTGCCATAGAGAGGCTGAGACTGCCAAGGCACACAGGGGATAGG